TCAAAGACTTTCTGCTCTTTACGAAGATATGGGAAATATTTTAAATCGTTACTATGAGATAGACGAGGCAATGGACCCAGTTGGTGATGAAGATGGAGATATTGACAATGATGGTGATACAGATGATAGTGATAGATATTTAAAAAAACGTAGAGATGCTATTTCCAAAGCTATAAAAAATGGAGATAAGTAGTACATTTATTTATGTTTCATTAACGTTATGGCAAATTGGAATCATAATTTACATATTGTTAAACAAGTTTTATGAAAAAAATCCAAAGAAGATTTATAAAACTATACCAACACAAAAAGCTGTTGAGGTTGAATCACCAAAGAAAAAAGCAAAACACATAGACGTGGAAATGAAGAAACAAATATTAATGGACAAGACTTCAAAGTCAAATATAGTTTCAGATGAGGTGATCAAAGGTAAGGTCACTACACAAAAAGATAAATTAAAAAAACTAAGAAGAGGGTTATAATGGCTAAAGGATTAGATTGTGGTACATCATTTTATATAGCTGCCACGGAAGATATAATTAAAAAACAAAGAAATGCATTCTTAACCGTTGATGGGGAGGTGAGTCAAGTCAAGAGAATGTTAAAACGACAAGCAATTCCGTTTGTTGAAAAAGCTGGTAAAATACATATAGTAGGTCAACATGCATTTAACTATGCACAGATATTCAGTACAGCAGAGTTGAAAAGACCTATGAAGAGTGGATTGTTAAATCCAACCGAAAAGGATTCTTTACCAGTTTTAAATGCTATCATAGGTGAACTACTTGGTGATGCTAAAGATAGTGAAACCTGTGTTTATTGTATTCCATCAAAACCTATTGATGTACAACGAGAGGTTAGTTATCATGAGGATGTATTAAGAACGATCATTGAACAATACGGATACAGTGTAAAAAAGATAGAAGAAGCAGTAGCATTGGGATACGAGGGTTTGGTTGATACTCAATTAACTGGTGTGGCAATCTCTATGGGAGCTGGTATGTGTAATATAGCTGTTATGTATCAAGGAATGACTGCCCTATCTTTTAGTGTGAGTCGTGGTGGAGATTGGATTGATGAAAATGTATCTATGGATACTGGTGTACCAAAGGCAAAGGTAACTAATATCAAAGAGACTTCCAAGACATTGGATTTATCAAGTGGAACTTATAGTGATATTTATGAAGAGGGAACTGAAGAAGCTAATGTTTTAATTGCAATTCGTTCCTATTATGGTGCTCTTGTTAACTATTTATTAACAAACCTAAAGGTTCAGTTTGAGGGTGTTGAAAACGTACCTAATTTTCCTGAACCAGTACCGATAGTATTGGGTGGGGGAACTTCTTTGGTCGGTGGATTCTTAGATGTATTTAATGAACAATTTGATCAAAATGATTTTCCAATACCAATATCGGAAATAACTTTAATAGAAGATGCCCATACAGCTGTTGCTCGTGGATGTCTTTCAGAGGCACAATTAATTGAAGAAGACGAGGATTAAAGAGTCAACTGGAACAACTGGTTCACCTGGTACAAAGGGGTATACGGGTTACTTACCATCACAAAAGTATAGTAAGTATAGGAGTGATTTAGCTAAGATTATCAAGAAGACCACAGGATATGAATTAGTCGATTTAGAACCAATAGAAGACGATACAATTGAAGTAAATGATAATGAAATAAATACCAATGATGTTGATGATAAAAACATTGCCTCTACTAAACGACACAACGAGTTGGAAAGGGATTTTAAAAAAATGAATGAATCAAATGGTAAAACAACAGTAAAAGAAATACGAAAATGGTTAAAAGGATTGGAAGAATTCAGGTATAGAAAAGTACCTAACGTAGATGCTCGTAGGATAGCATCTTTTGTAAACAATGGATTAAGTGAAACTGATCTACCTAATTCATTACAAAAGAAATGGCAACATGCAAAGTATGGTAAGGAAAAACATTTAGCAAATAAGTATGTTAAAGAAATGATACATGATAAATTAATGGCATCTGAAGAAAAGATGCCAAAACTCAAAGACCTAATAGGAGAGATAAAATGAATTGGATAATGAATCACATCAAAGAGATCGTGTTGGTTGGACTTGGTTTTATGGCTGGATTTATAATAGCTGGGATTATGTCTGCAAATGGAATGCTAACGGGATTTTAATGAATAAAAAACAAAAAAAACTAATGGACAAACATAGAAATAATCTATTGTATGTCGAGGTAAAAAACAACAACGTTGAAAAAGCTTTAAGTATGTTTAAAAAAAGAGTAAAGAACTCAGGTCTTTTAAAGGAGATTAGGGATCGAGAATTCTATGAAAAACCATCAGCTGAGAAGAGAAGAAAAAGAAATATGGTAAAACATAGAAAAAAATACTCTATAGAATAGGTTTATTTTTTTTAACTGATACTTATTTATACAATTCCTCAATACACCGTTGAGTTATACGGTGTCTAAATATTACAAACCTAATTAAAGTTCCAATAACTTTATTCCAATATAATACATATATGGAGACAATTATGTCTGATTTATTAAAAGAAGCTATTGCTGACGCAAAAGCAGTTCGTGAAACAGCACTACAAAACGCAAAGATGGCACTTGAAGAAGCATTTACTCCACATCTAAAGAATATGTTATCTGCCAAATTATCTGAAGACGATGAAGAAGAGGATTCAGAAGAAATGGCAAGAGACATGGACATGGATGATGAAGAAAATGATGACAATCCTGTAGACATTAATATCGACGCTGACGGTCAAGAAGACGAAGGCTATGATATGAGTCGTGATGACGAAGAAGAGATGGAAGCAGAGGGTGTGATCGAAGTCAATGGTGTTAAGTATGCACCTGTTCAAGAAGCTGAACATGGCGACGAAGATAAAGATGAAGAAAATGAAGAACTTGATCTTGAATCTGTCATTAAAGAACTTGAATTGGAAATCTCTGACGCTGATGGTGATTTAACCGAAGCAGAACATGAAGACGAAGAAGATGAAAAAAATGAGTCTGTTGAGGTTGTAACTGAAGAAGATGACGAAGATGAAAAAGAGAAGCAAGATGAACAATCTACTTCTTCTGGTATCGGTAAAGGTACTGGTGTTAAGATGGCATCTGCATCTGATGAAGAGGACCCACAAGGTGCTAAGTATCACGAGTCTGTTGAAAAACTAGGCAAGGAGCTTAAAGAGTACAAGGAAGCTGTTATGTTTTTAAAAGACAAGCTTCATGAAGTTAATATCCTAAATGCTAAGCTTTTATTTACTAACCGTCTATTTAAGGAATTTGTCCTAAGTAACGACCAAAAGATGAAGATTGTTGAGAACTTTGATAGAGCTCAAACAACTCGTGAAATCAAATTGGTTTACTCTACTTTGGCAGAATCTTTCCAAGATAGAAATTCGGTAAAGAAGAAGAGTATTAAGGAAACAGCAAGTCGTATGAGCGGTGGAACTGCCCCTAAGAAGAAGATCATCTCTGAAGAGGATAATGTAGCAAATCGTTTCAAAAAACTAGCTGGTATTTTAAAAGACTAAAACACTTTAATTTGGAGAACGAAAAATGAGTGATTACGTAAATAACAATCTTCTTGATGCTTCCCCTATGAAGAAGCAAAAAGATGAGTCGCAAAAACTCGTACAAAAGTGGAACAAATCCGGACTTTTAGAGGGAATGGATAATGATTGGGCTAAGTCAGGTATGGCAGTATTGCTAGAAAACCAGGCTCGTCAATTAATATCTGAGAACTCAAAAACATCCCCAAGCGCTGGTGGCGTAGGTGATGAAGAATGGTCAGGTGTTGCTCTTCCTTTAGTACGTAGAGTATTTGGTAATATAGTTGCACAGGAATTAGTTTCTGTTCAACCAATGAACCTTCCTTCAGGACTAGTATTCTTTCTTGATTTCAAGTATGGTACTTCCGTGGGTAAATTTACTGCCAATGATGACATCATGGGTAAGCAAGGTCCTAACTCACCATCTGGTTCATCCGCTCCTTTCGGAGAGGACACCGGTTTTTATGGTGTGGGACGTTATGGATATTCAATTAGTCAATCTACCGCTGCTGTAAGTTTCGGTGGTGCAACAGTACCGACATTCGCTGATATCGATTTTGATTCAGAGTTGTCTGCTAGTTCCGCTGGTAAAGTATTCAAGATGACAGGTAGTATTTCAGCTCTAACAAGACCTGATAAACTAGCTGTACGTTCTTGGGACATTACAGAAGCTGGTATACATAGTAACTTAGCACAATTTGCTAGTATTGATGGTGACACAATTACTTTAATTGTATCTGCATCAAGTGCAAACGCTGCTACTGGTTCTTATACAGTTGACTTTGTCCAACAAACAGAAGCAAACAATAGAGGTGATTTTGAAGATAGAGTCGGTGATGCAACTAATAATCAGTTGAACATACCTGAAGTCAATCTTGAAATGAGGTCTTTACCAATTGTTGCTAAGACTCGTAAGTTGAAAGCTGTCTGGTCACCTGAGCTTGCTCAAGACTTGAACGCTTATCATAGTGTTGATGCTGAAGCTGAATTAACTTCAATGTTAAGTGATTATATCTCAATGGAAATTGATTTAGAAATCCTTGATATGTTAATTAGTGATGCACAAACACAAGACTTCTGGTCTGCAAAAGCTGGTGAGGATTTTGACTCTTCTGAAAACAGTGGTGCTGGTGGATTCGTAACAACGACATTCTATGGTACACGTTTTGAGTGGTATCAAACTCTTGTTGCTAAGATTCAGAAAGTATCCAATGAGATTCATAGATTAACACTTCGCGGTGGTGCTAACTTTGTTGTTGTTTCACCAAAGATAGCTACAATCCTTGAATCACTACCTGGCTACGTAAGTAATCCTGGTGATGGTGACGCTGTACAACAGCAGTTCTCAATGGGTGTATCCCGTGTAGGACAAGCTGCTGGTCGTTACACAGTTTATAAGAACCCTTACATGGCTGAAAACCAAATCTTGGTTGGATTCCGTGGAAGTAACTTCCTAGAAACTGGTGCTGTATATTCACCTTACGTTCCGTTAATCACAACACCTCTAGTGTATGATCCAAGTGATTTTACACCAAGAAAAGGTGTGATGACTCGTTACGCTAAGAAGATGATTCGTCCAGAGTTCTATGGTTTGATTAAATGTAAATCTTTGGATTTAATTTAAACTAATCTGTAGGATAACCTATAAAAGAGGGAAGTTTTTACTTCCCTCTTTTTGTTTTAAGTATAATATTTATTAAAGAACAATAAACAGATTTTCCCGAGGCTGGGTAAATCAAGGAGAAAATCAAAATGGCAAATTCAATTAAAAAAGTCACTAATGTAAATGGTGATCCAATGAATCTTGGACAGATAGAAATAGCTGCTATCCGAGGTGTAGAACAAGGTGTTAATACCTTTGATTCTGCTCAAACGATGAAATCAACCTTACAGGTTCAAGGATTGGCTCATACTTCACATTATGGTGCTGCTTCAGGTTCAATCATAGCTGATAGTACAGCTGCATTGGCATTAGCGGATTCTAACTTTGGTAAAACACATATATGTTCATTAGATGGTGCTGCTAAAACAGTAACCTTACCACCTAATGTTACAGCTTCTGATATAGGTAAACAATTAAAAATTGTCCAATCAGTATCATTAGTTGCTAGTGGTGTACTAACAATAAAAACTGGTGCTGGTAATACACTAGCTATGTCTAGTTGGTCAGCTGGAACAGCTGTTGATCAATTCGGACCTGCAGTGGATGCTAACAATACAATTACCATTTCAGGTGCTAACACCAATAGTGCTTTTGGAGCTGGCTCAACAATAACAGCTACAGTAGTTGCTGCTGGTGAGTACATGACAGAAATTCAATGTATTCCATTGGGTGCTGGAAATGACGCGATAGCATATTCAACCACTTAATAGTTAAACTTAACTACCGAGTAAATACAAAGGGGATGGTCATTCATCCCCTTTTGTTTTTATAAATCTTATATTTATAGTTAAGGAGAATTATAGATGCCAAAATTATCATATACATATACCGATCCAACTTCCTTTACATCTGGATCAGGTCAAACACCTTACGGAACTTACGATAGTGATGAAACATTTCAATCCGATATACTTTCGGTAACTAAATGGACAGCTCGTAGATTAGGACATCCTGTATTACAATTAGAGATTCCATCAAGTTCAATCTATGCTTGTTTTGAAGAATCAATAAGTGAATACTCACAACATATTAATAATTACAATATGAAGAATTGGATGTGGGAACAATACGGAGAGAAGAAAAGAATATCAGGTTCTATGGATACCGATGTTTTAAATCCAATAACTCCAGCACTAGGACCTTCCGTTACATTATCTGAAAAGTATGGTCAGTTGGTCAATATGGAAGAAAACTTTGATTTAAAAAAAGGACACATCACTCTATCTGGTTCTCAACAAGATTATAATTTACAAACACTATGGGCAAATGTTAGTGAGAGTAGTAGGAGAATTGAAGTACAACGTGTATTCAACCAAGCTCCAGCTGCAGTATCGAGATTCTACGATCCATACGCTGGTTCATTTGATCAAAGACAATTACTAGATGCATTTGGATTTGGTAATGTATCTCCAGCAGTTTCTTTTGTATTAAAACCAATCAGTTATGATTTAGCTAGGGCTAATGCAATCGAGACATCTGATTTAATTAGAAAGAGTGCTTATAGTTTTGAAATACACAATAACAATTTAAGGATATTTCCTAAACCACAATCAACCGATACTGGTGAAAAAATATATTTTGAATACTATGTAAAACAAGATATAAGAAATACCAATAATGAAAACGCAGAGATGACAGGTGGTATTAGTGATCCGTCTAATGTACCTTATCAATTCATAACCTATAATTCAATCAATGCACCAGGTCGACAATGGATAAGAAAATACACAGCAGCTTTGACAAAGGAACTACTTGGTATTATACGAAGTAAGTATAGTAGTATGCCTATACCTGATGCTGATGTTACACTCGATGGTGATTCTTTAAAAGCAGAGGGTAGGGAAGAGAAGACTCAATTATTAGAGGAGTTGAAAGAATTTTTAGAATCGGTTAGTTTGACCGAGAAATTAAAAGCAGAGGCGGAGGAAGTAAATGCTCAACAAGAAGTATTGAATAAAGCTCCCTTACCTATATTTGTAGGGTAAATAAATGTCAGCAACAAAACCATTCTTTATATCTCAAAACGAGGTTAATTTAATTAACTCCATGAACGAAGAGTTGATAGATGAGATAGTTGGTCAATCCGTTGATATCTACAAGATAAACACCCAACACACCAAAGACAACATATATGGTGAGAGTACGACCAAATATTTCAATGTAGGTTTTAGGGTTAATTGTTTAATACGATACAATGCACCTGAAGCAGAACAATTTAATGAAGTAGGAACGGATGTTAACTCTACGATTGATTTGATGTTTCAGAGGAATAATTTAGCTAGTGGTAGTTTGAATTTTTATCCTGAATCAGGTGATATATGTGATTGGAATAATTACTATTGGGAAATAAACGGAGTAACAGAACCACAATTATTCGGTGGTCACCCTAACTTCAATC